TTCAATCGTTGTCGCCAACGAAAGGGGCAAAAGGTTTACCCTAATTGGAAAGTAGGAATATATTGTCCCGTTTTACCATCTCGATATGGAACAATCCAGGCAAAACCAAGTTGTTTATTGATGGGCAACTTGAGGGAGGCAGCTTTGAGTGCCTCCATAACTACATTCTTGGGATCACACAATTGAAGGGTTCTGTCGGTGTTGTAAAGGTCGATTATGCTGGCAACAAAAGCACCTGCATTCTCCTTGAGCACTGCCTCAAACTGCTCTTTCACGCTTTGAGCAGCAAGTATATGCTTGAGCTTGTCAATCGGTCTTGCAAGCGCATTACTTTCTTTATTTGTTTTTGTCGCCTTTTGAATTAGGCCTTTCTGCGTTGCCATCCTTACGATACCTCCTTAATTTTGAAAATTCTGACCGTTTGGGCAGGTTTCAGGTATTTTTCATATATCTCTATTTGCTCTAATTTAAGTTTTTTTGTGTCTAAAGACTGCCGGACCTGGTTCTTCCACTCTACGATATACCCCTGGGCTTGGCCAATCTCAGCATCACCCAAGGCTAACTGCAATTCCTGTTTAAATCTGTCCCTTTCTCGCTCAAGTTCTTTCACCTTGGCATCCAGGAACAGATATTGCTCTATTTTGTCCTCATAACCAAACAGTGCCGTTTTTTCTCGCTCTTTTGCTTCGGGAAACATTTGTTTAAGAAGTTCAGAAGTGCTTTCTGATCCATCCGGTGTAGGCGGAATTTGCTTCAGGACATGGTTTTCCCAAAAGTTTTTCTCGGCTTCTATGAGTGCTTTTATCTCTGCTTCGTCTCGCTCTATGGTGAAAACATGGAAGGCTTTATTTAGAACCAGTACAGCCAGATACCAGCGCTCAGCGCCGGTGACAGCCATGTAGTGGACACATTGCACGTAGTAACTTGGGGGATATTCACCCTGGGAGAATTTGCATCGGTTCAGTACAGATGTGGTTTTTGCTTCAAACCCTGCATTCTCACCTACCACCCAGCGGTCAATATTGGCCAACATGAAAGGATGTTCTGGATGCTGGAGTATTGCATTCCGCCGGCGGACCTTCTTCCCTGTAGCCTCCATAAACCGCTCGGCCACATACTGCTCTAAATCACGTCCCTGCCTCATAGCTTCATTGTCGGGCTGTTCTG